ATCTCATGTGCAAAAATATATTCAGTTGAAGTGTCTTGGTCAGGGTCAATGGTTGCGATATCATTCTTAGAATAACATGCAGTCATCCCTGCAGTCATACCTTCACCTTTCCATGGCCACCCTGCACCACAAACTTCCCAGTCCTGAGTGTTATCAAGCATGACATGAACCATATCTGCCTCATACTTATCAACCAACCATGCTTTTTCATAGAATGGTGAGTACTGATGCCAGTCTTCTAGGTCATATGCGAGTTCGATGTTACCCAAATCATCATAAGTGTTTTCAATATCTACAGGTTCTACAAATGCAGGTTCCATGTGGATTTCGATTCCATTCAATGCGAAGATTTCATTTAGTTGACGAATGTAACCGAACACTCTACGACTGTCCATTCTGTCATCAACATATACACCCAGTCGAATTGTATTCATACCAGGCCTGTATACCATTTCGAAATCGGAGTAATTGGTTTCCATACCAATACAGTTTTCATAATTGACTACATCACATTCGATGTAATCTGCTTCAATATAGTCCATAATGACTCCATAATATAAAAGGGGTCTCTCGACCCCTATTCTTTAAGAAGGACAAACAGATGCATCTTCAGATGCATCAAAGGTATCATCCCCACATCCATAACTTCCATCATTGTTAGTATCACAATGACGAACCCATGTTTGCATAGCAAAGGTGAATCCCTCTGACCATGGTACGTATGTTTTACACCATTCATGACTACCTGCCGTCATACCATCAGTTGGTTGTGGTACGTAATCTCTTGAAGTGTGTTCTTTTCTTAATTTAAAATGTACGCTACCATTACTATAGTTCCTTTTGTCAAAAACTTTGGTAGTGGAAACGTAAATTTTCTCACCCTCTGATAGGGTGTAGGTTGAACCATCATCATAATTGATAACCGTCTCTGATACTGCTACGAGGGGAAACAACATGATGAGTGCTAGTACTGCTCTCATAACATATTCCTCTTGTTGCGTAGGTCTTTCCCTACAGTCTTATATAGTAAAAAAGGGGACGGAGCGTCCCCTTTTGTGTTGAGTTAGTGTCTGAGTTATTTCAGTTGACTATGAATCTCGTTGATAACTGCAGCCTTTGTACCTGATTTTTTCACTTTAAGATTTCTCTTTCCAGCGAATTCAATCAGTTGGTTTTTGGTTAACTTCTTAAGTTCTGCCTTAGAAGTGATACCATTTCCATTTGCATCTGCAACCACAACTTTTGATGGTGCAGGTGAAGGTGCAGGTTTGGAAGAAGGTTTTGCCTTCTCCTCTTTTACAACGAAATAAATTAGACCAACGATAACAAGACCGACAATCACATATTCCATAATATTTCTCCTACTAATATATTAGTTTTACTTATCCAATAATGGATTCTTATCCTTTGCTTTGCCTATTGCAAGTGCAAGGACTTCTAAGTATTTATACACTTTTGCCCAGACCTTATCGTCCTGAGGCGTAGGTGTAAGTGATACTATTACTGAACATATTGAAATCACGATTGGAACAATCATCAATAAGTTCCAAACACCCATAACGAAATCTATAATTCCTGAGAACATAGCTTCCTCCGTTATTTATTTTAACGGTAGTATTTAGGTATTTGAGGTACCAATTGAGTATTTAGTTGTCAATTTCCACTGTGATTTTTCCTTAAAAGGAATCACTTTTATTTGAGATAAAGGAGCTCTAGGTTCCTCAATCTTAGTGTTATCAACAACACTCAATAGGTTCCACTGCTTCAACAAGTCAATTATTGTGTTCCTACGTGCAATATCTGACTCATCAAAGTTAGTTGGTTTCCCATCTAACTGAAACAATTCTTTAAAATGTACGATAAAATATCTTCCTCTTTTGTGAAGTATATGACATGATTGAAATAATTCTTGTTCTTTACGTGATGCGACTCCGATACGTGAAAGTGTCTCACGAATCTTGAGAAAATCGTCTTTATGAGGGAATGTGATTTCGACTAAATCTTTTGTTATGTGTTCTAATTCATCCATTATTATCCTTGCCACCAAGTTTCATTCTGTTTTTCAACTCACGGATTTGCTTATCAGATAATAGATTAACATAGTTCTTAGCTTCTTCTAATGATATCTGATAATAATCTCTAATGACTTCGAGTTTTTTACTAATGTAGGGTTTCTCCCACTTAGAAAATCTTTGTCTTTTTCTTAAAGTATTTAGGAAAAACACGTACTGAAGACGATGGTCTAGACCGTGTCTGCAGTTCATTTCATTAGTAAACAGAATTGCATCCTGATGATAGGATAATGCTTTGTTGGTTAAAAATGGTGCATAAGACTTCTCCTCAATATCATCCACCATGATATCTTTCTTGGTAGACGACACTGATTTAACAAAGTCAAATGGATTGGTTTTAGACACCCATTAACTCCTGAGTTACACTAGGTTGACACTTCTTGACATATTCATCAATAAGGTCATCACCTTTAAGTTCGGTTCCGAAGTAAACAACTGAACCATCTTCAAGTGTTCTTTTAATCAGTCCACTATTGTATTGGATATCAGTTACCATCTTCCCATCTTCAGTGTCCTGAGGTCTAGTGTCATACCACATTGAATTTAAACTGTGAATGTGCATACAGGAAAATGTTTTTGCCCATTCCTCAGCCTGTAGTAAGTTTCTTTGTCTCTCGACTCTATCTTCATACTGTCCCATAAAAATCCTCCAAATTTATTGTATCCATTATAACATTAGATACTGGTTTCAGTACACCCCCTTTTTTGAAAACTAGTATGAATTCATGTATCTTACTAGTGTAACGATTAGCTGCAACCTTACCTAACTGTAATGTTGCAAAGGGTGATTGGTTCTCCATGATGATAGTGTCATGAAGACTTAAACTTTGGTCTGTCATAATTTTTATGAGGTCAGAATGGAAAGACCTATAAGTTCCTTGTTCTCTCCAATCTCCTACAACCCATATGCAGAATCCACCATCCTTTAAAACTCTATGACAGTTTTCTGCACATACATTGATTTGTGTTAGGAAGTCATCATAACTTCCTATGTCTGATAATTGATAGTCAACCGATTCGTATTTTTCTAACTGATGATAGGGTGGACATGTAAAAACCAAGTCTGCACTACCATCACTAGTACTGTCCATCGTACAACCATTTCCAAGATAAACTCTTCCATCTAATCCATCTTCCTGTAACACTGCATTAGTTTCATTAACCGTTCTCTCTACAACATCATAGCCTATATATTTCCTTCCTAAGCTTGAAGTTACATATGCACGTGTAAGTCGACCTGCAAATGGGTCAACAACAGTTGCACCTTTCATTGACCAGTAGTGTATTACATTCTCAGCCAGTCCTGCATGGAACTCACTGAACTTTAGACCTGCGAGATATTCAATACCTTCATTACGTCTATACTCTACATTATCTAAGTATGCACGACTCCAATTTTTCTTTGATGATTTTGTTGGTTTGATTACGGAAACAGGATTCCACCCAAACTGGTCTAATACTTTTTTATTTGGGTCGAAGGGAAGTACTTGATTGTACTCAGTCACGTTTACCTTTTGCATGTAATCTATTTGCCTGTCTTTGGAATGACTTCTCAACTTGTTTATCGAACCATCTTCTAAACCATTGACGAAGTTTACCCATTCTTAAACTTGCACTCCTTCATAATCTCAGTGAGACATGCAACAAAGTTAATCTCACTATCCATTGCGAATGCAGACTTGTATTGATAGTCTGCGATTAGTAACACTGCAACAGGAAGTGATGAGGGTTCTAGTTTACCTTCAATTGAATCGAAGAGTTTCCTGAACAAAGTATTGAAGTCATTGTCTGAGTTTTGTCCAACCCACTTCCTCATACCAGTCCAGTTTTTGTCCTGCATCATATCAATAAGAGGTGTAAGTTTCTCTTCATTAAGTGTCGATAATAACCCAGTGTCAATCTCACCACCAACACCATAACGTTGCACTTCATTTAGACAACGTCTGAAGTCAGGGAAGAACTTGATAATAAGTTCAACCAACACTTGGTCATCATACTTGATTCCCTCTTCAGTACAAATCTCACAAAGTCTTTTGTGGAATTGAGCTGCAAGTGTCTGTCTGTCTTTGGGTGTCATTGAAAAATCAATAACAGTTGTTCTTGAATGTAGTGGTGGAATAATCCTGTTCTTATAATTACAGGTGAATATGAATCTACAGTTAGAAGAGAACTCTTCAATAAAGTTTCTCAATGCAGGTTGAACTGAATCTGCAGAAATGTAATCTGCCTCATCAAGAATAACAACCTTCGCACCACCACTAAGTGATACTGTAGATGCAAAGTTTTTGATTTTAGTTCGTAGTGTATCAATCAAACGTCCTTCATCAGAACCATTGATGACAATGTAGTCTGCACCCATTTCATTACATAGTGCCTTCGCAACTGTAGTCTTACCTACACCTGCAGAACCACATAACATAAGGTTAGGTATCTCACCTTGTTGTACGAACTCCTTGAATGTCTTCTTAAGACGTGTAGGAAGTATCGTGTCCTCAATTGTCTGAGGACGATACTTTTCTACATATAAAAATTCTGTATTCATATTAAGAGTGTAAACCCCCCACCGAGTCTACAGTGCCTTCCACCCTTGAAGGATGATGAGATTGGAAAGCTCCCGTGTGAATTGCAGAGACTGGCACAATCCTCACAACATTATATAGGTTAAACATTGTATTTTGAATCAGGTTCCAGTGCAATAAAATACTCTAAATCGATGTCTTTGTTTTTGAAGTTTGAAATACCCTTCGAAGAAACAAACACTTCATAGTTCCCATCTAAAACTTTCAAGTTCTCAATCTTGAAGTTCATTTCATAAGATACACCATTACCTTCACCCACGATTCTAGAGAAAGTATTTGATGTTGAATTCTTTTTGTCAGTCACCAGTAAAGTGATGGTTGTTCCATCAGACTTTAACACTAGGTCATTGACACCTAAGACACTTGATGCCTTCTGTAACTCATTGAGAAGTGTCGATGATATATCAACTTTGATTTCTGCATCAGGCATTGTAATCATTTTCTCAGGTGAGTTAACCATTCCCTCACTTGCATAGAAGTAAGACATGGTTGAGTTATTATCTGCAACAGTTAGACTTGCATCACCAAACTGAAAGTCAGGGTCATCTAACAAAGATGTCGCACCCAAGAACTCAGGTAAGTTATAGATACTAAAATCCTTTGGAAAGGATTCACCTACCGTTGCAACTGCAAGAATATTTTTCATGTTAGAAATGGTCTGCAGTTTTGAACCAGTTCCAACTTTGATACCACTGTTAATAGTGGAAAAGTTTTTGAGGATATCCCTCGTTTCATTACTAATCTTCATCACGATTTAGTCTCCTTATCATGCACATATAACATAAACAAAGCATAGTGCAATACCTTAAGGATATCGGCCCTATTCTTCCCATCTTTTTTTCCGTATCGTTGTGCATATTTTAATATATTACCGATACAAAAACCTTCACCATGTCCTGAGTCAATAATAAACTCAGTACTTTGGTACTTGTTCAAACTGTAATGTTGGTCGTAAGTCTTGTCAATGTACTGAGAGAACTCCTTTAAGAGTTCTCCCTCATTGTACTTGTAGTCGATTTTACTTTTCCCAAACATCTTAATCATTATACTCTGAAGAGTCTGATTCGTCAATAGGGTTTTCTGAATCGTCTAGACTGACCCCTGCATCAATCTTGGTGTAGAGGTCAAGGACTGCATTCCTAGTTTCTTCATCGAACCTAGAGATACACATTTGAATGGACTTGAGTTTGTCACCAAACATTCTGAAAGCATTCACGATGTGAACCAACCTTCTAGTAGTGATAACATCATCAATCGCACCTTCGTAATAGGTCTTCCTGATTACGTCAGCCCAGTCAACCAGTTTGGTTGTGAACTCAGTGTCAACTGAACCAGTCAACTCCATTTCTTTCTCAAGAATTTTTCTCTCAGTTGTCACTGGTGGATATTCTTGTTGCATTGTGATTGCGAATCTCTCTAACATCGCCTCGTTCATGATTTGAGTTCCAATGAACTTTCCATCTTCTGAACCTTGACCTTTAGTGTTCGCAGTCGCAAGGATAGTGAACCCTTCTTTAGGTGTCACCCACTCACCAGTTTTCTTGATTAGGTATCCTTTACCTTCAAGAACTGATTGTAAACACATCAACTTGTTAGAACCCAAGTCAACTTCATCTAAGAGAAGGACAGCACCTTTTCTCATTGCCTTGATAACAGGGCCTTCTCTGAAGACAATGTTACCGTTGACTAGAGTGTGACCACCCATCAAATCATCCTCATCAGTTTCGATGGTGATGTTGACCCTGTAGAGTTCTCTCTTCAGTTGGGCACACACTTGTTCAATCATAAGTGTTTTACCGTTACCACTCAAACCAGTAACAAAAACTGGAAAGAAGATTTTGGACTTGATGATGTTCTTGACATCTTTGAAGTGTCCAAAAGGAACATAGTTCGACATCTTCTCAGGAACAATTTTTACATTGTCCTCAGAAAGATTCACACTCGCAGTCGCAGCCGCAACTGGCATGTTTTGTGGAACTTGTTGAGCAGGGACAACAGCAACTGCAGGTTGAGGTGCAGGTGTTGGTGTCATTTCAACAACTTTCGCAGTGGAATCACCACCACCCAAGATTGGGGAAAGGTTGAAAACAGAACCCTGTTTAAAGTTATACCTAGTATGTTTCACCCAGTAGGGGAAATGTCCTAGATTTTCGAAATCCTCTTTTGTGAAAGAGGTCTGATTTGGATACTTCTTTTGAAGTGAATCCAAGAATTCCTTCCTGTCAGGCGTAAAGTGGAAGGGTTTGCCGTCAATGTTAATTGACTCTGACCTATCATAAGAACGTTTATTCGTCATACAGTCTCCTTGGTTATTTCTCATCATGTGTATATGCTAACAAAAAGTGAGGGGCATTGTCAAGCACTTTATTCTATAATCCTCAAAATTCTACCCACATCCTTCTCAATAGATACCATTCCACCTTCTTTTTTGGAATAGGTTTCTAATGCACCATTGTTAACCCAAAATCTGAATGCCTTACACTCAACACTTTCAGTCTTACACTTCTCAACATTAGGACAATCAAACTTCATACAGGGTGAGGGCCCAACGTCCATCACTGCATCTGCAAGTTTACTCAATCCATTATTGGTATTCATAGTTCCGAAGTAATATTCAGAATCGATTTGTATAGCGTCTCTAGCCATTTTCAAACTCCTTAGTCCATTCTTGAAACACGTGGAGTGCTTCACCTTTACTCAACCCAAAAGTTTCTTGAAGAACCTTAGGGGCACCAAACATATTAATCTTTCCTGATTCACGTATCTGATTCAGGATTTCAAAATATTCACTCGCATCATAATTATCATACATTATGCAATCTCCTTTATAAATTCTGTAGTCAAGAACCTTGAAGTGGTTTTTGACTTTTGGTTTCTTTTGAAAGCAGCCATGATTCTAGTTTTCTTTGCATCGATGAATTCATCATCCAGTTCATCAGAACCACTCACTGCAAGAACATTTGCACCAGTCAAGAACAACTTGTTGTATCCTCTAACTGAGTACACTTTACCAGTCTTCCTGATTTCTTTCCAAGACTCATCATGACCCCAGTAGTCACCAGTCGCATGTTGAAGAACTGACATCGCATCTTGTTTCTTACTGCAAACAAAGTAACCAGTCACCGTGACACCTGTAGTGTCAGCAATCCACTCTAAAATGTTTTGAGTTTGTGAGAACCCACCATTGTCATATCTGTCACCACCTAACATCAAAGGATAAACTTTTCTGTTGAATGGGTCGATTATCTCTCTGTCCTGTTTGACTCTGTAGTAACTTTCACTGTCACCCATTGAGTCATACTGGTTAGACCAGTCATCGATTTCAGACTGAGTCTTCTTGAAGATTTCACCTTGGTGTGAGAACCCATCAGTAATAACTGTTAGAATTGATTTCTCAATACCATACTGTTTGTTGAATGCAGGGAGTAAAACTCTCAAGTATCCAAGACATTGGTCAAGTGGAGTACCACCCAATCCATAACTATTTGGAACACTTCTAGGCATATCAAGGTATCCACCAGTGTGAGTCTTGACACTTCCGAACCACTCGTTGTACTCTTCAACATTCTTTTCGAAGTTTCTCCAAGAGAAGTTTCTTGTAAAGTACTCATTCCAAACACTAGCAAGAACACTTAGTGCAAACTTGTGGTCTTTGTTACTCATTTCGTTAGAAAGGAATTCAATCAACCTAGCCTCACCTCTGAAGAGATTACCTTCTGAATCCTTCTCGTAATAAGTATCAGTGAATGCATAGACTCTATAAGGAATTTGAACCTTCCTACAAAACTCTGCAAGGATGATTGATTGTTCAATCAAGTCTCTAAGTTCATTTGCGATTGAACCTGACCAGTCAAGAAGAACAGTAACCCCATGGTTCTTACCATCAGGAAGGTAAATAGCCCTCTTGAAAATGTCATCAACAATCTGATACTTTGCAATCGAATTCATATCCAACTTACCAGTTTTACCAGTAAAGGCATGAACACTTCTTTGTGCAGTTTGTCTCATGTCAAATTCTTTTGCCATGTGAGCAACAACTGACTTAGACTTGTCAACTAATTTCTTCGCAGTCAAGTCTGCCATTGGTTGGACATATTCTCTATCGTAACCACTCTTATCAGAAAAGAATTTTGTCCAGTCTTCTTTAACTTGTTTGTAAGTCACAATAGACTTAGTCATATCCAAGTTATCGTAAATTTCTTTCAGGTCTTTTTGAGTTCTGATTTTGTTTTCATCAGAAAGGAACTGGTCTTCATTGTTGTGAGCTGCATGTTCAGTGATTGATTCTCTCGCACCATCAGGGTCATCATTGAATCCTTCACCACCAGTTCTGTCATCAGTGTTGACACCAGTCTCTTTGATTTCTTCGTCAGACTCTTCACCCTCTTCATCACCTTCTTCAGACTCAGACTCTTCTTCATCATCAAGGTCAGGTAGAGAATCACCTGCATTAGAAGAAGTACCTACCTCTTCTTCATCATCTTCATCTTCACCTTCAGAAGATTCAGAATCCATAGACATATCATCATAATCTTCATCGTAGTCATCTTCGTCATCTTCACCAACATCAGGAAGAGTTTGAACTAACTTCTCATCAGTCTCATCCCTAGTTTCGTTTTCTTTTGACCACTCGTAAATCTCTGTCGCAACTTCAACAACATCTTCCCAAGTCTTACATGCATAACACTTATCAAGTAACACTTGTTCTTCATCAGTAAGAGTAATAGAAACTCTTGAACCAACCTTAGTAATCAGATTGATTTTGTCAATTAGTGAAAGAGTTTGAAGGTCTCTTTTTTTGATACCAAAGAAGTCCATTTCCATCAACTCATTGTATGCAGTGTAGAAAGACTTCCTTAGTCCTTGGAATTTGTTTTTGATTGCAGACTCAATCCTGACATCTTCAACAACGTTAAGATATCCTTTTAGAGTTCTGTTTTCTTGAAGAGTAGAATGCAACCCTTCATAAGGTGTGTTCAATGCATGACCAACTTCGTGACCCATAAACAAGTCATAAAGTTCAGGTGAAATGTCATCTTTAAATATAGGACATGCAAGAATTCTATTCTTGACATCAAAGTATGCAGTAGGAATCTTCTTGTGAACAACTGTAATGTCCTCTTGGGACATCAGTTTCGCAAGGGTGTCTTTTTGGTTTCTTAATTTCTCAGTCATGTGTATATGCTAACAAAAAGTAGGGGGTATTGTCAAGCACTGATTAGCCGTGAGGGCCAGGGACTGACACTGCATCGTCAAACATTAGACTAATTAAAACATCAATATGGTCGTCATCGTCTTTAGAATAGATGACTTTATCTGCACCATAATCGTCTGAAATCTTATTGATTACACCCCATACTCCTTTATCAGAATAGAGGTCATATACATCATCTGCGACACTGTCTGCAATGAAATCGTTTGAAATGTGACTCATAATTTACTCCTTATTTCTTACTTGATAGTATATGCTATCAAAAAGTAAGGAGCATTGTCAAGCTTTTATAAGCGTATAGATACGTGTGATTTTTCTAGATTTGAGACAGGACTGTCCCATTGGATTTTATTGATATCTGAAGTGAACCATATGGCCAGAGTGTACCTAGAACACCCTCTAATGCGTTCTACACCATGTAAATGATGTATCCCTTGGAAGAGTAACCCCTGACCTATTTCAGGTTCTACGTACCACGGTGTTTCCATATGTTCTGATTGTGGAAAGTATGTGCGACCATCACGATAATCATCATTTAGATTGACAATACAAGTCCATTCACGTGTAGGATTGTGGGGGTCATTATCATGATTTAGGTCTTCATTACTGTAAGTGTCTAAGTGTGGTTTTTGAATCCCACCTATTTCCCACTCACATAAGATATGATTTTCAGGGTAAACAACTCTGTCACATATTTTACGAATTTCACCAACCAAGTTATACTCTATCGCATTGAGTATGTCTCGGATTTGTTGATTATGGATATGTAATTTATTTACTGCAGTATAATCAGACCCATCACCCACTGTTCGCAAGTGTTTGTGAGTCTTCAACCACTGTATCAAGTCCCTCGTCACTTCCTTCGTCAGAAGATTCGGAATCCTTTTTGGACTGCATATCTTGGATTGCTTTTGCAATTGCTTGGTTTCGTTCATATTTAAGTCGTTTATCTCTCTCTTTTGGTCTTGCCTTGAGAGCTCTTTCAAGTTTTAATCTAGATGCACGTTGTAAAAACAGAATACCGTTCAAGTGGTCTATCTCATGTTGTACACATCTTGCACCTATTCCGTCAAGTGTAATAGTGTGTTCTTCACCATCTGCATCTTGATATTTTAATTCTACTACCTTAGACCTTTTAATCATTAGATAGATATCAGGGAATGATAAACATCCCTCTTTTAGTAAGTCTGTTTCCTGAGACACTCTAGTAAGTTCAGGATTAAAGAATCCCATGGTACCCTTATCTTGAGTTCTCATTACAAACATTCGATATGGTAAACCTACCTGATTTGCAGATAGTCCAATACCACCAAACTGTTCCATGGCTTCTGCCATGTTCTTTTCAATCTCTTTTGGGTCTTCAGGTGGATTCTCGAAATCGAATTCGAGTGGTGGTGTTCTTAAAACCTTAGAGGCTTCGTCAATCAATTCATACATAGTCTATTTCGTAATTAATCCTGATGATGTCATATATAGTGCTTTTCCTGACCACCCACCTGCACTTCTAGTTCTCAGGGTGATAGGCAATACACATGTCTTACCAGTTGGTTTGTGTTTAAAGTGTACTTTGAAAGACTGTTGTCCCTCTTTGTACTCTATCTTAATCGAACCATAAGAACTTTTTTTCTTCTCTAGGAAGATTGCTTTTAGTTCTTCGTTCTCTCCTACATCTTTGATAACAGATTTTGACTCTGCACCAATCAATAGTTTGTAAGGACATGGAGTTGAATCTGCATCAGGGTATGTATAGAATCCCATAGTGTTCAACATGTATTGTAAGTTGACATCTTTCTTCAGGTGTTTACTGAAACTGTCTATAAGTGTATTTCTGAAAGTGTAATAGAAACCATCTTGATAAAAGTTTAATCCGTGTTTGTTAAACTCTTTTGCAATCTTAACGAATGTAGATTTTGAACCACCTTCAGTGTACTTCTCTTTTGACACTTTCTTTAAAAGTGGTGTGATTGATTTCTTTAATTGTATATTTTTTACATTATCAAATGCAGCCTTGAGTGATTTGTCAATGAATCCCTTGATTGTTTTGAGTTGTTTACTATCGTTTAACTTTTCATATTGTGCAACGATAGATGAATTCATTTTAGGTGTTGCATCTTTACCACCTGCAATCTTATTAGAATAACCTACGAAACCATCATCAAGTTCAATGATAACATCTGAAGGATTTAATGGACTGATACCATTACCCTTTCCTCTTGGAACCCAATATAGTTTCTTGATAGTTCTACCTTTAAGGTCATTCAAGACTGCAGTTGCATTTGACATTCCTATTTTGATATCTCTTTGTGCAGTTTCATCTGCATCTAAAAGTTCAATCAATTCTTCATAGGTCACCTTTCCACCATCACCATTTAAGATACCAGTGTCACCACTCTTACCACCTGTAATCTTTTCCCATTCAATACTATCCATGTTCTTTTCTGTTTGATGTAACATGAAGTATACTGTTAAGAATTCATTAACGTTAGATGATGCAGTAGAGTTCTTACGTTTCTTCATTCCGAAGTGTTGTAGAACTTTTGACTTGGTTGTTCTTACGTAGTAAGGTGTATCGTTTCCATCTTTCTCTACTTGGAAAAAGAACTTACCATTTCCTAGTGTAAGTAACTCTTCTCCAGCTGGTGTATCCGTACACCTGAATTTAATCTCACCGTCACCAACTATATTAGTGATAGGGTCGAGTTTAGTATCCAGTGTATAGTAAGGATTGAATACTCCCTTCTGTTGATAATCAGGAGACACGGTCAACTCTGAAATTACTTTCGGAGTCGTTCTTTCTATACCTGAGAATTCTGAAAAACTTTTCATAATACTATTTATCTATTCTGCGATGCGAGAGAAGTTTTTATGTTTCTCAAAACGAATCACATTCTCAAACTTGTCATATAATACATCACCCTTATGACTAATAATAAATGCATTAGTCTTCTCTGTCAAGGTGTTTAGAAGTTTTAAGAAATCATCTGTTCCATTGGTGTCAAGTGACGAATCAAAAACTTCGTCTAATATCAATAGGTTAGTGTTCACTGAGTTCTTCATACGTGCAACAGCTCTCCAAGTGAATAGTAATGATAAATCAATCCTCATCTTTTCACCCTGAGAGAAGTTATCGTACTTGAATACATCCCTGAATCTAGACTTGATTGTCTCCTCAAAAGATTCGTTCAATTCAAATCCAACATAGAATTCTAATTGTGCAAGATACTTGTTAATTAGTTTATTCATGATTGGAACATACTGTTTGATAATCTTTTGTCTGACACCTTGGTCACGTAGAAGTGTCACTGCAATATCATGATAGTGTTTCTGTTGCACTAAGTTTTCTTTCTTAGTGTGTAGAATATCTAAGGAATCTTCTTCAGTTTCTATTTCATCTTGTACATTGTTGTTTCCAACTTGTTCCTCTTCAAGCTTACTAATTTCTCCTTGAATCTTCTTAATAAATTTTTGGTTTGAAACCACTTCCGATTGAAGAAGTCCGATATCCCTCTGTACCTTGTCGATACTATCCTGTACCTTTGCGATTTCATCGAGTCTTGCCTGTGCTTCCACAATCGTCTCTGAGATTGATTCAATCGCTGACTGGACTTCATCTGCCTTTGCCTTGCGTTCTGCAATGTGTTTCTCCTTATGTTCTAAGTCTAATCCCTGTTTACATGTTGGGCAATCATCATTTTCCTCATAGAATTCGACATCTTTAATTGCCTTTCTACGAGCCTCTTGCAACTGTCTCTCCAACTCTGTTGCTTGTTTGAGTCTATCGCCTTGAGGGTCTTTATCCTTGATGGTGGATTTTTTCTCCACCACATCTTTCGTCTTTTCATCCACTTCTCCTAAAAGTTTATCGATGTTGTTTTGAGTTTCATCAACGGTGGATTCATACTGTTTGATTTTCTTTTCACGATTTTCACGAAGTGCATTGAGTTGATTATTAAGTCCGTTGATACGTTCTTCTAATATTTCAATTTCATGATTATTGTCATTCACTTCAATCTTGTGGTCAGAAATCTTTTTCTTTAGTATGTCAGACATAGTTGTAAAGATAGAGATATCCAACAAGTCTTCTACAAGTTTACGTCTCTCTACAGCTCTTAACTGCATGAAAGGTGTAAAGTTTGCAGAACCTAGTATTGCGACTTGAGTAAAGGAACGGTAACTCATTTTGAGTACGTTCTTTTCTAGGTGTTCTTGATAGTCTCTCATGGTTGCATCTTGATTGATGAGTACATCATTCATATACAATTCAAACTTATTTGGTTTCGCACCACGGAGTACTTTGTATCGTTTCTTACCAATATCAAATTCAACCTCAACTATAAGGTCACGTCCATTGATAGAGTTGATAAGAAGGTCTTTCTTGAGATTACGGAACCCTTTACCATAGAGTCCAAAACAAAGTGCATCTAATAGGGTAGACTTCCCTGCACCATTCTCTCCCAAGATTAATGTCGTTTGATGTGAGTCTAGTTGTATTTCAGTAAACTTGTTACCTGAGGATAGTAAATTTTTATATCTTACTTTTCGAAAATTTATCATAGATAGTTATGTTCATCAAGGGCTTCATTATATAATGAGGTCATCAAATCTGTAAGAGGTTTTTTCTTCCCTTGAATATCGAGACCTTCGATGTAGTTAGTAAGGATGGTTAGTGTATCTTCTATATCACCAACATCATCATCGTCCATAAAGTCCATATGTTTATTATCATCCACTACAGATACATGTAAAGGATTCTCTGCATGTATCTTATCTAAGAATGTATCAAACCAATACGGATTCTCTTTGTTGACTACAACAATTTTAGTAAACTTCCCAGTGTACTTTGAATAATCTTTATTTGAGATTGTTTCAAAAGTTTCTTTGGTATCATCATAAAATGCCTTTTCAAACATTGTGATTGGATTATGTACAGGAAGTAGTTCTACTTTCTCTGTATCAAATATATGGAAATGTTTTCCATCACCATAATCTGACCAAGTGAATTGCATTTGCGAACCAAGATATCTTATGTTTGCAAACTCTGACTTTTGATGGAAGTGTCCACTTAATACTTTGTCAAATCTTTTAACATAAGAGTGGTCTAGTCCATGTTGACAAGTCATACCTGGCATCATCAATGCACCTTCAAACTCAAAGTGACCCATACACCAACTTGCATTTGCAGATTGTAAAAACTCTACTGAGTCTGCATAGTTCTCTGAGTTAATCCATGGAACAAGTGCAATATTAAAACCATCGAAATCTTTTACTAAAGGTTCAGAAATGACATTGACATTTGGTTGATTGTATAATAACAACTCAGGTGCATTAACATCATTTGTATTCTTATAGTAAGTGTCATGGTTACCTAGGATTAAGTCCATGGTAATACCACGTTCATTCATAGGTTCAATAAAGTGGTCGATATTAGCTTTCATCGATGCAAAGTTGATGTACTTCCTTCTATCGAAGTAATCACCCAAATGCACGATGTGTTTTATATCGTGTTCATCAAGATATGGAAAAAATATTTCATTATAAAAACGTCCTTGATATTTGGACATTTCTATCATATCACCTCTGACACCACAATGAGTATCATTCAATATTGCAAACTTCATTCAGTAAATTTATCTAGACTTGATTTTGATTGTTTCTTTGCACGTTTTGATTTACGTGGTTCATATTCAACACGATTCATATGTTCTTGCATCCACTCTACATTAGTATTTGTTAGTGCAGGGTCATGAACACCATCAATGGTGTCGAATGCATCCATAGTAATATTCGATGCATCTATAGCCTGTTGTTTTATGAATACCTGTTTCTTCTCCTTTTGAATTCTTCTCAGGAATGCATAATAACAAATTTGTGTAATGTATGCGAAAGCATTATTTGATTTTTCTCTGTTGAAATTACCTATGTATTGGATACAGTTTTCAATTGCATCACATATCATTTCATCACGATAGGTATAGTTGATGAAATTAGGCCTTGTAGATAGTCGAGTCGCAATCTTATAGATGCACTCTCCTATGTACTCAGTCATTTTTGGTGGGGTCTTCCCCTTGGATTCGGCAAGTTTAACTGACTCGTTATACTCGGCGACTGCTTGAGTGAACTCTTTGTTGTTAACATAGTGTTCTGCCTTTTTAGGGTCTTTTTTAGTAGTCATACGTATATAATACACGAAAACCCCTGATTCTACAAGGGGGTTTTAAATATTTATTAAATGGTGAAATTTACAGACACACCACATCCACAGGATGCAGTTTCTTTTGGATTCATGAACTTGAACAGAGAGTTCAGTCCTTCTATTACATAATCAAGTGTCATACCTTCTATATATGGTACACTATCTTGGTCGATTAGTATAGAGAATTTTCCATAATCTATGATGGTATCATGTGCATCAGGAACCATAGAGCTATCAAAGATGTACTCAAAACCAGCACAACCCCCACCAGTAACACCAACTCTGATATACTTGAATCCGTCTCGTTCCTGTAATCTAATGATTTCAGTAATCGCTTCATTGGTGAGTTCTATCATAGTCCGTTTTCAGGATAGAGATTATGTTTTCTATGTGCAGACTTCTCTTCCCAATCCTCTATTGCCTTTTTAATACTTTCTTCTGCGAGAACTGAACAGTGAATCTTGATAGGTGGTAAGTCTAATGCATCTGCAATGTCTTTATCTTTGACTTGTTTTGCTTCTTCAATTGTTTTACCTTTTAACATATCCACAAACATAGATGAACTTGCGATTGCAGAACCACATCCATATGTTTTGAATACGACATCTTCGATTCTATCATCGATGTCTAGTTTTAATTGAAGTCGCATAACGTCTCCACATGCAGGAGCACCAGCCATTCCAGTTGCGACATTAGGGTCGTTGGGGTCAAATCTCCCAACATTAAATGATTTAGGATTGTTCGTTACTTGTTCGAACCTTTCCAATACCTCTTTCGAATAGGGCATCTTCTATTTTCTCCAGTCGTTGAACCAATTCTTTGAACCCATCAAATTCACATAGACCTATAGGAGGATGACTATCTTTCTCTAGTTCCTCGATTCTATGTAAAATTTCTTGTAGTTCATGATTCACGCTATATTTATTTCAAAAAACCCCTTGTGATATGAATTTTTTATGATATACTAATTATGTCCCACAGGGGAAGCTATATTAGCTGGTTTGTAATCCACATTACTCCACCCATGAATAGTAATGCAGACACCTGTATTATCGTAGGAATTACGACAAAAAGAAAGAGTGGGTCGAAATCGCCCTTACGAAAGTAGTCCGTCTCTTCCCACTCTTTAACCTGTTGTGGTGTGGAATCGGCAGGTTTATTAAGAATTAGACTCAGCTGGTTCGGTATCTTCATACTTATGTTTTTGATTCGCCATGTTTTCCATAATGATATACTGACGTATTTCATGCATGGGAGCATGGTTTAGATATAACCAACTCCCAAAGATTGCAGTAATAACAATAAAAATTATCTCCATGTTATTATGCTACGTTCCTTGGACATCTATTTCTTATGATATACTCAGAAGCCTTTCTTAGTTCTCCTTTTGAAAGAAGACCATCAGAATTTTTGTCGGCATGTTCGAATAAACCCATCTTCACTACGCAACCGTTTTGTTCCAGTTCGTTAGGAGTAACAAAGCCGTCTTGGTTCAAGTCGTACTTTCTCATTCTCCAATCGTCTGCAAAAGAGTTTGTAGCAAATCCCAACGTCACGATTAATGCAAATATTTTTTTCATTTTGTTTCCTTGGTTTATTAGACGATAGGTGCAATTGCAAGTGTAGTGATTGCAAAAACAAACACTAACACAACCAGTTCTAAAGCATCAACGAGTGATTCTTCAGTAACTTTATCGGCACCTTCAATCATTTTTTTAACTAACTCAGTCATTTCTCTCCGAAAGTATAATAAGTAAATAGTATAATGTGATATAACCCCATGTTATACACGCAGATATTTATAAAACTGCCAGTTCTAAGCGTATACTACTTTGTTACTTTATAAGAAACGTAAAATGTATATGCGCCTAAGACGATGGGACACATCATGAGTGTCATCAGTAAAAAGATTTCCATTAGTGTATTTTCTTTTTGTCTTTAGGAGGAAGAATGGTTTTGAATTTTTCTTCTTCAGAAAGAGCTTGCCTCTCCCTTTCGAATTCTTCTTCCATTCTTTCTAACCATTCCATACTCTCCTCATCAGGATGAGGTTCATATAGTCTTCTCACAATCTCGTCCAACTTGGACGTTTCATAAATTCTATCTTCTTCAGGTGGTCTGTTATGTAAAGGTATACTTTGATTTTCAATCATACCTAACCACTTGGATGATGCATTATCATACATTGGGATTACCTGAGGATTCATGGTGTTTCTATGTAGAATCATATCTTCAGGTATTTTAATTACCGTATCAGAAGTCAACGGTGAATAAGGATAAAAGGTTGCAACTGTAGACCCTTTAAATGTAGCAGACAAATGACATATCATAGGAAGAGTAATTTCTGTAACCTCTCCAACTCTTCTTGTCATACCACAAATTTCATGACCTGTATCTAAACGAATTACTTCGTATGCGTTAGGTACTAATTGTAAATCTCTAGGTGTTGCCATGTAAAATGAACTCTTTTATTTCGTAGGAAAATTGTTCCTCGTTGTAAATATTTATGCGTTCACGAAGGTGATTAAGCGTATAATTCTCGCACTGTAAATCGTCTGCGATATCAAAGAGCCTCATCTTCTCTTTACCTTCTGTTTTACGTAACCCTCTACCTATAGACTGGAGGTTTCTAATTCTAGATTTTGACGGACTTGCAAACACTACGTTATCAATCTTCTTGATGTTGACACCTGTAGAGAAGGTTCCGTATGATGCAAGTAT